TTTATTCATACTGCGCTAAAAAAATAAGGCAGCTAATGAAAGCTTTTCCATGTGTTGAGATCGCCATTGACGCTCAAGGCGGCGGCATAGCGGTTGTAGAGGCTTTACAGGATAGAGACAAGATAGGAGAAGGAGAAGTTCAGATTTGGCCCGTTATAGAAGAGAAAGAAAAAGATACTGATTTCCATTCTGGTCTTCATATATTAAAGCTTTGCCAGTTTGCTAAAGCGGACTGGCTGGCTGAAGCGAATCATGGACTTAGAAAAGATTTTGAAGATAAAATGGTTCTTTTTCCATTTTTTGATACTGCTAGTATCGGTCTTTCTATAGAGGTGGATAAAGCTTCTGGTAAAAAATACGACACATTAGAAGATTGTGTTATGGAGATAGAAGAACTCAAGGATGAGTTATCTATGATTGTTATGACTCAGACTTCTACTGGTAGGGAGCGGTGGGACACTCCAGAGGTTAAACTTGGAGCCGGTAAAAAATCAAGACTTAGAAAAGATAGATATTCTGCTCTTATCATGGCTAATATGTCTGCTAGGAACTATACTGTGCAAAAAACTCAAGAAGAGTTAGAGGTGGGTGGTTTTGCCTCTATGAACTCTTCTAGGTTTGATAGTTCTGGTAAGATGTATAATGGTCCTTCTTGGTTTGCTGACAAAATTCAAAATATATATTAAATTGTGTAATAATAGTATTACCATTTCTATTACCAATACTATTGGAAAAATTCATGTCTAGAGAAGACCTATATCTAACTTGGGATAACGAGTCACAAAAAGAAGAAGTATACAAAGCGACTTCTGACAACGTTGAAGCGTATGATGGAATACAGAAGTCTTCTGCTCACTCTTACGGCAGAAGAACTAGCTATATAGATATTGAGCCTAATCGCTCTGTTAGAACTAGTTTTAATAGAAGTGATTATGATGCTTTTCGTCCTGGCGAAGCTGCTGCCACTAAACAAAAGAGAATGATAGCCCAGTGTATGCAGGCGTACAGTAGGGTTGGTATTATAAGAAATGTTATTGATCTTATGAGCGATTTTTCTAGCCAGGGACTTGTTCTCGTTCATCCAAATAAAACTATAGAAAAGTTTTACAGGAAATGGTTTCAAGAAATTGGCGGCATGGATAGGTCTGAAAGATTTTTAAATTATCTTTATAGAACTAGCAATGTTGTTGTAAGAAGAAAAACAGCTAAAATCAACAGAAAGCAAGAAAGAAGTCTAAAAAATGCTGTTGGGGCCGATGTAAAGATTGAAGAATTAAAATTTAAGTCTAGAGAAATCCCCTGGGGGTATGACTTCCTTAATCCTCTTTCTATAGATGTAAAAGGTAGTATCCACATAGGAAAGCCAGAATATCTTATGAGGCTTTCAAATACTTCCTATAATTCTTTAATGACTAATAACAACAAAAAATCTTTGCCTCAAGACTTATATCAAAGGCTTAAAAACGGTGAAAGAACTATACCTCTTGATTTAGACAAGGTTGACTTTTACTATTATAAAAAAGACGACTGGATGGTTTGGGCCGATCCTATGATTGGTTCTATTCTTGACGATATTATCATGCTTGAGAAAATGAAGCTTGCAGATATGGCAGCTTTGGATGGCGCTATCTCTAATGTTAGACTTTGGACGGTTGGTGATTTAGATCATAAAATTATTCCTACAAAAACTGTGATTAACAAGCTTAGAGATATTCTTGCTAGTAATGTTGGTGGCGGTACTATGGATATGGTTTGGGGTCCAGAACTCAAGTTTACAGAAAGTCAATCTCAGGTTTATAGATTTTTAGGTTCTGAAAAATATCAGCCTGTACTAACAAGTATCTATGCTGGACTTGGCATTCCCCCTACCCTCACGGGTGCTGCAAGTGGTGGTGGTTATACCAATAATTATGTTTCTTTGAAAACTTTGGTAGAAAGGCTTGAGTACGGCAGGGAGGTTTTATCTGATTTCTGGCGCAAAGAAATAGAAATAGTGCAAAAGGCTATGGGTTTTAGATATCCCGCAGAAATTCATTTTGATTCTATTATTCTTTCTGATGAAGCTGCTCAGAAAAATCTTCTCATCCAACTTGCAGACAGGGATATAATTTCTCAAGAGACTCTTCTTGAAAGATTTAGGGAGATACCAAATATCGAAAAGGTTAGAGTAAAGAGAGAGGGGAGGTCTAGAGATACTGAAGCTTATGCTCCTCAAAAGGCTGGCCCATATCATAATCCTCAACACGGTAACGATGTTGCTAAAATCGCTATGACAAAGGATTTAGTAGATACTGAAGAATATCTTGAAAAGTTTAATATTCCACACAGGGAAGACGAGCCAGTACAAGAACCTTCAAAGAATCAAAACGCTCCAAAAGAAGAAAGTAAAGATCCTGTTCAAGATGCTGGTCGTCCGATGTTTTCTAAAGATACTCAAAAAAGAAAACAAAAAAGAGTTTTACCTAGAAGTTCTGACACCACTACTGCTGTATTGTGGGCTATGGACGCTCAAGAGCAGATATCCTCTATTCTTTCTCCAATAGCTTTGGCTCATTTCGAGAAAAAGAATGTAAGGAGTTTAAATAAAGCTCAAGTTGATCAGTTAGAGCATTTGAAGCTTTGTATACTTTCTGGCATGACTCCTTTTATGGAGATTGATGAGCAGATTGTTAAAGACCTTTTGGATTCTTACAAAAATCCATCTACCGAGTTTGCTACTCTAGCATCTGAAAAGATAGCCCATTTCAAAAAACAGTCTGAAAGATCTCCTGTCAGCAATGAATTAAAATTGATTTATGCTTCTGTCTTTGCTGAATTAAACAATTTTTAACAATAAAAATCTACTATTTTGATTTTTTGTGTATTATGAATCTGGAGGTTCTTTTATGAAAATATATCAATCAGAAATTGAGTCCGGTTTATCTGACTTAATTCAAAACAATACAGTAGCTTATTGCGCACAAGCTAATCTTCACAAGGGTAGTATTGAGGCCGCTAAGGTTGTCATCAATGATGCTGATGTTCTTGAGAAGATAGTTGCTCAAAATAAAGACCAAATGGATTTATATTATCTTGAATCCATTTTGGTGTCTACTGGTTGGAATAAAAACGACGATGTGTTTTCCGCTCAAGAGACATGGGCCGCGAGAAACACACCTGAAGATAAACAATTTAACTTCATGCATAATGAAGATGATATTATTGGTCATATAACTGGCAGTTATGTTGTAGATAGAGACGGTGGTCGTCTCGGTCCTGACTCAATAGCCCCAGACCAATTTGATATTGTTACGCAGGCTGTTCTTTATACTAGCTGGTCTGGTGAAGAAAAGCGTGAGCGCATGAAAAAAATCATAGCAGAAATTGAAGAAGGTCAATGGTTTGTTTCGATGGAGTGCCTTTTTCCTGCGTTTGATTATGCCCTCCAAACTACAGAAGGTCAAACAAAGATAATAGAAAGAAATGAGGCTTCTGCTTTTTTAACAAAGCATTTAAGAGCCTACGGTGGGGAAGGTATTTATGAAAACTATAGAATTGGCAGACTTTTAAGAAACTTAGCATTCTCTGGTAAAGGTCTTGTTTCCAAACCTGCTAATCCTCGTAGTATAATCTTGGATAAAAATGATTTATTCGATGAATCGAAATCACAAATTTTAACTATTTCTTCAATTAAGGAGATAAACATGTCAGATGTAGATAAGCAAGTCGAAGATTTGCGTGCAGAATTGGCACAGGCTAAAGAAGCCAATGAAGCTTTAAAAGAAAAGGTTCTCGCAGAGCAGCAGGCTGAGTTTGAATCTAAAATTCAAGAGCTTGAAGCCACTATTGCAGAACAGGCAGAATCTTTGACTGCTAAAGATGCTACCATCACTGAGCAGGCAGAAGCCATTAAAAATGGCGAAAAAGATATGAAAGAAAAGATGGAAGAGCTTCGTGATATGAAAAAGAAAGAAGCTATGATGAAGCGCAAAGCGCAGCTTGAAGAAGCTGGCCTTGATTCGGAAGAGGCTTCTGCGACAGTTGAATCTTTTGACGGTGTTGATGATCAGGCTTTTGAAGCGGTTGTCGCTGTTATGAAAAAGAAATATGCTGATATGCATGGCGATAAAGATAAAAAAGATAAGGAAGAAAAAGACGCTAAGGCGGAAATCGAAGAAGAACTTGACCCAGCAGAGGCAAGTGAAGAGGTTCTTGAAGAAGCAGAAGCAAGCGAAGAAGTTGCTGTTGCTGAAATAGAGCCTGAAGTCGATCCTGCGGAATCCCTTCGTAGTGTAGCCAGTGAATGGATTGGCTCTTTCTTACAGTCAACACCAAAAAACAAGTAATTTTTTTTAAAGGAGATAAATAATGGCTCTTAAATCTGATAGAAGTACTCTCGATGTCGATATTTCATTCTTCATGAATGAAGCCGCTACTAGAGGCGGCGTTGTTTCGATTAGCACTGGTGGTTCTGGTGCTGCTATGGACCAAGGCGAGGCTTTGGTCACTTATGCTGCTTTACCATCTGGTAAAGTTCCTGTTGGTCTTTTGCTTAACGATATGGTCGATATTGACCTTACTCGTCAACATCTCAACCAGCACAAAGATGAAGTTCAAAAAGGCGGTAAAGTTAGCCTTCTTCGTAAGGGTTATGTTGTAACTAACAGCCTTGAAGGTACTAGCCCCAGTGCTGGTGATGCCGCTTTTGTTGCCCACAGCGGTCTTCTTGCTACTTCGGATCTTTCTGATGATGATTCCGATGCAGATGGTTCAACTAGAGTTGTTGGTAGATTCCTTTCTGGTGTTGATCAGGATGGTTATGCCAAGGTGTACATTGACCTTCCTAACACAAACGTATAATTAAACTAAAAGGAGATATTAACATGTCGATTAAAGATAGACCATCAGAAGAATTTATCGAGTTGTTGAAGCGTTCAGGCGCTTCCGACAAAGCTGTTGCGATTGAGGCGCAGCGCGAAATAGCTAAAGCGTTGGAATTACCTCTTCGTAAAGGTGTTCTTTTTGGTGATGTTGTTACTTCGATCTACGAGGCTATGCCTCTTGAGCCTAGTGCTAGCCCAGAGTTCCCATTGGATCTTCTAGCTCCCGGTACTGAAGTAGATCACATCGCTTATACAAATCCTGGCAACGGTCGCATTCCTGAGCGTCACGTTGAAGGTGATTACGTCATGGTTAACACTTATGGCGTAACAAGCTCGATTGACTTCCTTCTCAAATATGCTCGCGAAGCAAACTGGAATGTTGTTGGTCGTGCAATGCAAGTTCTTGAGTCGTCCTTCGTTAAGAAGATCAACGATGATGGGTGGCACACCCTTTTGGCCGCTGCTGTTGATCGTAACATTTTGGTTTACGATGCTGATGCTGGCGCTGGTCAATTCACCAAGCGTCTTGTTAGCTTGATGAAAACTGTCATGCGTCGTAATGGTGGTGGTAACAGTGTTACCGCCCCCGGTCGTTTGACCGATCTTTACTGCTCGCCAGAAGCTGTTGAAGACATTCGCAACTGGGGTGTTGATCAGCTTGATGAAGTTAGCCGTAGAGAAATCTATGTTGCTGGCGATGATGGTCCTGCTATCACCAGAATTTTCGGCGTGAATCTTCACGACTTGTTTGAATTTGGTGATAATCAAGAGTATCAAGATTACTTCACTACTGATCTTGGCGGATCGCTTCAGAGTAGTGATGTTGAGCTTGTCATTGGCTTGGATCAGGGCGCTAGCGACAGCTTTGTTATGCCTGTTAAGCGCGAGGTCGAAGTTTTTGAAGATGAGACTCTTCATCGTCATCAAAGACAAGGTTATTACGGATTTGCAGAAATGGGCTTTGGTGTCCTTGACAACCGTAGAGTCCTTGCTGGCTCCTTCTAATTTTTTATTAGATAAAAAGAAAAATGCAAAGCCGTTCCTTTTGGGGCGGCTTTTTATTTAAATTGTGTATAATCTAGTATTAGATTTAACATAAGGAGATATAATGTTTGGAGGCTCATCATTTTCAGAGCTTTCCTTCGCTGAAATTCCAGATCTAAACACTGGGATAAGTCCGGGCAGTGAAGTGGCGATACATTTTAACAAATCGTTTTTAACATTCTTGTTAGAGATTAATACAGATGCGGATTTTAGTCTGGATATAAATACTCAGCAGGATCATTCTTTAAAAATAAACAAGCAAGCGGATTTTTCTTTACAGAGGTAAGAAATGGCTCCAAAAGTATACGACAGAGTAAAAGAATACACCGTATCAACAGGTGTTGGCGGAATAACTTTTGTTGGAGCTTTCAATGGCTTTCAAAGATTTAGTGATGTTTTGTCAGCAGGCGAAACTACATATTATGTCATAGAAGAAAATGACAAATGGGAAGTTGGTATTGGTACTTATGGTTCTAATAATTTAGAAAGAGACACGGTTCTTAGTAGTTCAAACGGTGGAAGCAAGATTAATTTAGGTGGCAGTGGTGTTGTTTCCATAACTTATCCAGCTGGTAGGGCGGCTTTTTCTGATGAAGTAGACTACGTGTCTGGTATCGCTGTTTATTCTTCTGGTCAAGCGATAACAAACAGGGCTGATATATCTACTAATTCAAGTAATATAAATTATGTTTCTGGTGTTGCTAATTATGCCAGCGGTCAGGCTGTAGATAATGAAAGTCAAATATCTTCTGTTAGCGGTTGGGCGGATTCTACATTTTTGAAAATTGATGATGACTCATATGTGTCCGGTGTGGCGGTGTATGCTTCCGGTCAGAGCGCTTCCAATCAATCTAACATATCGACAAACACTGGCAATATTAGTACTAATACTGCTAAAGTAAATTATGCCTCTGGACAAGCTATAGAAAATGAATCTCAAATATCGTCTGTTTCCGGCTGGGCGGGCGCTTATGCCGATACTGGAGACGCTTCTGTTAGTGGCTGGGCGGATTCTACATTTATAAAAGTGGATGATGACAGTTACGTTTCTGGCATAGCGGCTTATGCCTCTGGGCAGGCTATAGTCAATGAATCGGATATTGCAACAAACATTTTTAATATTTCTACGAATACGGCTAGGGTTGAATACGCTAGCGGTCAGGCTATTTTAAATCAGGGCGATATCGCTTCTGTTTCTGGTTTGATTGGTGATGCTGATTTTTTACCTGGGGCTACCGGGTCTTTAATAGATCAGAATACTCAGCAAATAGCTTCTGTTTCTGGATGGTCTGAGGTTTATACAGATAATCAGGATGCTGCGATTAGCGGATGGGTTGTTTCTCAGGATCATACTGGTGTCGCTGTTTCTGGCTGGGCGAATGCGACGTTTGCAACAGATATAGACTTGGTATATGTTTCGGGCGTAGCTGCTGGTGTCACGATTGAGCAGCTAGAGTATGTTTCTGGCATCGCGTTGTATTCAAGCGGTCAGGCTATTAATAATCAGTCTGAGATTATATCGGTTAGTGGATGGGCTGGTGTTTATGCTGACGCTGGAGATGCTTCGGTTAGTGGCTGGGCTAGTAGTACATTTTTGTCATCAGATGACGACGCTTATGTTTCTGGCGTGGCTAGTTATGCGAGTGGTCAAGCTATTTTAAATGAATCAGAAATAGTATCAGTTAGTGGGTGGGCCGAGTCTTATGTGGATAGTCAGGACCATAATGCTATAGCTGTTTCTGGCTGGGCAGATTCTACTTTTATTAAGATTGATGATGATTCTTATGTGTCCGGTGTTGCTGCTTATGCTAGCGGGCAGGCTATCGAGAATGAAACAGGCATAGAATATGTGTCTGGAATAGCTGTTTATGCTTCGGGTAATACTTTGCAGAGGGTGACAGATAATGGAGCCTCTACTACAAACGCTATAACCATTACTGATAATAATATTACAGCCAGTAGTGGATTGTTTGACTCCTTAGATATGACCCCGCTGGGGGATGGTAGCCAGCCAGCCTATCAAGAAGGTGTTGTTTTTTATGATAGTGAAAATCATACTCTTAGTTTATACAATGACGAGGCAGATGTAACGCTTCAGTTGGGTCAAGAAGAGTTCTTGCGGGTTAGAAACAATACTGGCGCAACCATTCAAAATGGTACTGCTGTTTTGATTAATGGGGCGCACGGAAATGCTGCTCCTACT